AACTCGGCCGCTCCTGTTCAACGATACCTCCGACCCCTCATCACCGTGGCCAACTCCTCGTGGACTGGCACGGCGATCGTTCTGGGTCGTCCGAAGTATGCCCCGGCGAAGGACGTGGACGCCAGCTCCGTCGCCGCCATCACCGTTTATTGACCGCGTGTTCGTTACGCCGGGCGGGGCGGTCGGCCGATGGCCGTCCCGTCTTTCCTTCACCCCTTGATCGAGGCATCGCTTGATCGGTCTTCGGCTCACGATCGGGATCCCCACGCGAGGCGGACGCATCGAACTGCTCGCCACGGCGATCGACTCGGCGCTGGCCCAGCAGACCCCGGCCCGGGTGCTCGTCTGCAACCAGGGCTCCGAGGCGGTCGCTGAACTGGTCTCGGCCTACGCCGACAATCCGCTTGTGCGGATGGTCCACTCGCCCGCCGAGAACCTCTGGCAGAACTGGGCCTTCGCCGCCGAGAGCTGCGACACCGAGCTTTTCGCCTGGCTCCAGGACGATGACGTGGTGGCCCCCCACTTCACCAAGCGAATCCAGCAGTGCTTCGACGCCGTGCCCGATGCGCAAACCTACCTGGCCCGCCTGGGCGTCTCCTACGACGGCAAGACCTCGATTCCCGGTCACGGCACCGGCCCGACCCTGCCGATGGACCTCTTCCGCGGCCGTCCGACCACGATGGCGCCGGTCCTGATGGCTGCGGGAGCCTACTACACAAGCCACGCCCTGAGTCCAGCTGTAGCCTTTCGGGTCAACCCCAAGGCGATTGAGTGCGTCCGTAATGTGCCGCAGAACGCCGACCTGTTCGCCGAGCGGATCATTCTGGCCGAGCTTGCCCGACTCGGCGGGGCCGTGATCGACCCAGCCATCGTCGGGTACTGGGTGCACCACGAAGGCAATGAAAGCACCCGGCAGAACCGGGCCAATGACGGACCCCGCCAGTACCGCGTCATGTGCGAACACATTGACCCGATTGTGAGCGACTTTCGCAACTGGCGGGAGACCCTGCGGAGCTTCGCCCACATGGCCGGACACCAGGTTGCCTCTCAGTGGTTGACCCACGCCAGCCAGTTCCGCGCCGACTCGGCCAACGTCGAGCAAGCCTGTCAGATCGTCGAAACGCTCTACCCCGGCATTGCCGCGAAGCCCGAAGCTCAGGCGGCCAGTGAGCGGCAGGCCACGCCCGAGACCGCGACGAACCGGCGGGCGCGACGGGCCGAGAAGGCGGTCTCGCGCTCGTGAACCTCCCCCGCGTCACATTCCCGGGCAAGTTCACGCTCGTCACCGACGCGACGGTCGCCGTGTCGTGCACGACCACGAGCGGCAGCACGACCGTCACGATGGCCGACACCACGGCGATCAACGGGGCGGTGGGCGTCAGCGGCACCGGGATCGCGGCGGGCACGTACGTTTCGACCGTGGCCAGCGCCACCACGATCACGCTGACCCAGGCGGCGATCGCCAGCGGCACAGCCACGCTCACGTTTGCTCTCGAACCGGTCACGCTGGCCGAGGCCAAGCTGCACCTGAAAGAAGACATGGTCAGCGTGGACAACGACGCCCGCATCGCGGTGCTGATCACGGCCGCGCGCCAGTCGGTGGAGCACCAGGTGGGCCGCTCCATCATGCTGCAGACGCTGGAGACCACGCTCGACAAATTCCCCGACGCCATCCAGCTCAACGCGCCGCCCGTCATCGACGTGCTCAGCGTGGAATACACCGCCGAAGACGGCGTGGCCACCACCCTCAACAGCTCCAGCTACAGGCTGGACAACGCCAGCGAGCCCGGCTGGCTGGTGCCCGCCTACGGCCACAGCTGGCCGGCCACGCAAGCCAGCATCAATGCCGTGCGCGTGCGCTACCGCGCCGGCTACAGCGCAAGTAGCGACGCCGCCACCGCGCAGGCTGCCGTGCCCGGCGGCATCAAGTACGCCATCCTGCTGGAGCTGGGCACCCGGTACAAGCTGGGCTCCGCCGACGATGCCGCGCCCGCCATGCGGCACGACTTCGCCAAGCACCTGCTGGATCCGTTCCGCATCTGGACGCTGTGACCCCCATGGCCAAAGACTACACCGTCGACCCCGGCGAGCTCACCTGGCGCGTCACCCTGCAAAGCCGCAGCGTGGTGAAAGACGCCTACGGCCAGGACACCATCACCTGGACGGACGCCGCCACCGTGTGGGCGCGGGTGCGAGCGGTGAGCGGGCGCGAGTTCTTCGCCGCCGCGCAGGTGCAGCAAGAGCAGACCATCAAGGTGCTGATCCGTCAGCGTGCCGACGTGCAGCCCACCTGGCGCCTGGTGTGGCAGGGCAAGGCGCACGACATCACCGGCGTGATCCCGATCGGGCGCGAGTGGACAGAGCTGATGTGCATTCAAGGAGTCAAAGATGGCCGGTGAAGTGGTCCGCATCGAGGGCCTGGACGAGTTCAAGCGCAAGCTGGCGGAAGTTCCCAAGGCCATGCGCAAGCGTGTGCTGCGCAACGCCTTGGCCGCCGGCGCCCGCGAAGTGCGAGACGTGGCCAAGCGCAACGCACCCGTCATGACGCTGGGCACCTCGCTGAAGGCGCCCTACCGCAAGCCCGGCACCGTCAAGCAGGCCATCCGCGTGCGCACCAGCAAGGCCGACCGCCGCGCCGGCGATGTGGGCGTGTTCGTTAACGTCAAGCCCGCCAAGGCCGGCCAGCGTGGCGCCAGGAACCCCAACGACCCGTTCTACTGGCGCTTCCTGGAGTTCGGCACCCGCAAGATGGCCGCGCGCCCATTCCTGCAAACCGCCACCAGCGCCCTGCCCAAAGCGCTGGCGATTTTCGAGGCGCGCATTGCCAAGTGGATCAATGAAACCGACCGCTCCGGCCAGGTGAACCCATGAGCGCCGCCACCTCGTTGCAGGCCCTGCTGCTAGCCACCAGCGGCATCACCTCCCTGTGCGGCACCCGCATTGCATCCGACCGCATGGAGCAGGGATCCGCGCGCCCGTTCATCGTCTACACCGGCAGCGACGAGCCGCAGCGCACCCTGGATGGCAGCGTACACGGCACCCTGACCACGTTCGAGATCCAGTGCTGGGGCGACAGCCGCGCCAGCGCCGAGGCCGTGGCCGACGCCGTGCAAGCCGCCTGCGACGGCGCCCACCAGTACATCACCGCCCGCGCCGCCGGCTCGGATGGCGAGCTGGATCTGGAGGCCGTCGTCATGACCTGCCTGTGGTGGACCGACTGACCCCATCCGCCCGCGCCTGACCCGTTCCCCCCTGTTGCCTGCCATGAGCAGGTTTTTTTTCATCTGAAAGGAGCCAACCATGGCAACCCAAACCGGCCGCAACGTCCGCGTCGAAATCGCCGCCACCTATGGCGCGGCAAAAACCGTCACCGCTGTCACCAAGGCATCGCCCGGCGTGGCCTCCAGCACCTCGCACGCCATGACCGACGGTACCATCGGCTACTTCAGCGATGACGTGGCCGGCATGGAAGAGATCGCCGGCGCCGCCTTCAGCGTGGACGCACCCGCCACCAACACCTTCAACCTCGAAGGCGAAGACACCAGCACCTACGGCACCTTTACCAGCGGCACCTTCATCCCGGTGGCCTCCTGGGCCACGCTCAGCACCGCCACCAGCTACGAGATCAGCGACAGCGCGCCCGACCAGATCGACGCCACCGTGCTGCTCAGCCGCATCAAGCTGCAAGAGGCCGGCCTGCTGGCCAACCAGACCATCACCTTCGGCAACCTCAGCGACGCGCAGCTCTCGGCCTTCACGCTGCTCAAGAACGCGGCCAAGACCAACGGCGGCTACGTGGTGGGCCGCATCACCCTGAGCAACGGCGAGCGCCGCATCTTCCGCGGCCAGCCCAGCCTGCCGGGTGAGAGCCTGAGCGTGGGCCAGAAGGCCACCAACAACCTGCGGATCCTGGTCAAGGGCTTTGTGGGCATGTTGCCGGCATGACGCCCGCTGAGCGCATCCTGGCCCAGCGCCAGGCGCAGCGCCTGCGCTGGGTGGAGGTGGCCCCCGCACAAGACGGCAAGGCTGCCCGGCGCGTGCAGATCACCCGCCCCACCGAGACCGAGCAACCGCAGTTCCTGCAGCGCGTGGGCGACGGCTTTCAATGGGTGGCCGACCTGGAGCACGTCAAGCGCTTCGTCGTCGGCTGGGACGGCTACCTTGAGTCTGACCTGGTCGGCGCCGCCGGGGGCGACCAGCCGGTGCCTTTCAACGCCGCGCTGTGGGCCGACGTGTGCGCCGACAGCAGCGACACCGTCACCACGGTGGCCAAGGCGCTGCTGGACACCCTGGCCGACTACCACCGCGCCCTTGAGGCCGACGCAAAAAACTGACCGCCCTGCTGGATGCGCAGGCCGGCATCCAGTACGAGGGCGAAACCCCGCCCCCGCCAGACCCCGCCCACTACACCGCCATCCGCGCCTGGAACCTGCTGACCAACGGCATGGGCGCGCTGGACTGGGCCGGCTTTGACCACGTGTGCGCCCTGCTGGGCGTGACCGACCCCGACCAGCTGATCGAACGCTTGCTGGTCATCAAGCTGCACCGGCCCGATCGGGGCAGTCAGCTCGATCGCAAGACCCCTGAGCAACTGATGGAAGACATCTGACATGGCCCTGGCAAACCTCAGCATTGACCTGGTCGCCAAGACCGCGCAGTTTGAGCGCGACCTGAAGCGCACCGCAGACGCCAGCGAAGCCAGCGCCAATCGCATCGGCCGGGCTATGGGTGCGGTGCAAACCGCCGTCGGCGCGCTGGCCGGGTTGGCCACTGTGGACATCCTGGCGGGCATGGTCACGCGCTCGGCCGAATACACCGACCAGATCGGCAAGATGGCGCAGAAGATCGGCACCACCACCGAAGAATTCAGCGCCCTGGCCTACGCCGCCAGCCTGGCGGACGTGAGCAACGAGACCCTGGCCGGCGGCCTGAAGAAGCTCAGCACCGAGATCGTCAGCGGCGGCGACAAGCTGGCCCAGCTGGGCATCAAGACGACCGACGCCAGCGGCAAGCTGCGCAGCACGTCCGAGATCCTGGGCGACGTGGCGGACGCGTTCGAGGGCATGGACGATGGTGCAAAAAAGACGGCCATCGCGGTGGACATCTTCGGGAAGTCGGGCGCCGAACTGATTCCGCTGCTCAACGGCGGACGCGACGCCATCAAGAACGCCACCGACGAGGCGCAGCGCTTCGGGCTGGTGGTCAGCAAAGAGGCCGCGCAGGCAGCCGAGCAGTTCAACGACAACCTGACCCGCCTGAAGGCTT